GCAACAGATAACTTATACTCACTACCATCTTTGCGTTTACCTCCAGCATCTACTTTAGTTTTAACAATGATACCATCTTCGTCTTCATTGATAGGTATGTCACGCTGCATGATCTTCTTACCTTCGTGCTGTTGCTGTACAGCTTGTAACTCTTCTTCGTACAACGGACGTAGTGTATTCTTCAGCATCTCAGCTTGATCTTTATCAACGACTAAGTCGCAGGTGAACTCGCCAAACTCTTCCTTCCACTTCTTGTTAGGATTGTTTAACCAAGGATACCTAGCTGTTCCTTTTACTTTTATTACTGGGTGTTTCTTACGTGATTTTATCATTTCTCTTAGTGTTTTTATTTTTTATTAAGACAGCAGGTACATTGCTCGATCTATTTGCGAGACGTCAAGCGTCCCAAGTTCAGGCAGGTCAGGCAACTTTGCTGTCGGGTATTGATTCAATAACTCACATCTGAACTCTGCTAGTAAGTCAATTGAAAAGAAAGTCTTGTATGTTTTTCGTACATCTTGGTGTACTTTGCGGGCGTTACAGGCGTGGCTTATAAAGCAGTCGTGAACAAACCCCATGTCGTACTCCATACGGTACGCTAATCGGTGAACAACAGCTGCATCGATCCCGTGTATAAAGTTAGCAGTGATTCCTTTGCGTTGTTCCTTTGGGTCGATCTCATCTGTGTCGTCCTCCAGTTCAACCGTTGTTGATATGTTACCGACTATGGTACGACACTGTAACCGTTTCGTTTTAGTCAGTCCTTGTACAACTTTGTATCCACTCGGTGTCGTCCATCTGATTATCTGATTTCCTATTGCATTAGCACAACCCCGTAAGAACTGCTGAATACGGACAACACTCTCCAACTCCTCCCGTGCTACCGTGTTGAATTGTTCGGCTAGGTAATTGATAGCGTCGATGTTCTCACCCTCTTGAAACGGATGGTTATCCCCAATGATACTTAAGAAGTTACTGAGTACATGATAGTACGACTGACCGTATGGTTTATTCATCACCGCTGCTTTAGCCATAGCTCTTGTCACTCCGTACTTGAACCATTCAGATGCTATATAACTCTCACTTGACTGCTCCTTTAACCGTTCGTACACAAGGTCAGCAATGTGCTGATACATATCTCCTACTGGTTGATCAGGTACAAGGTTACAGTGCTTGGCGTGTCGTGTATCCCGTAATAACAAATGTAGTATCTGCATACCGTTATTACTACAGTCCATACGTACAGGAAAATGAGACACGTAACCGTATCCCTCTTTTGTAAACTGTTGATACTCAAAACAAAACGCTAGAAATCCAAACGGTTCACTTGCTTCCATCCACCAGTCGTTAGTCATCGGGTCCTCTGCTGTCTCAAGGAACCACTTCTGATGTTTGCCCACCCAGTGCAATCGTTCCTCAATGCTTCCCTTTACTCCCCATGCATTAGCTCCGTGGATCAACAGTCGTTCAAGGTCATCTTCATCTACTACCTGTTGACCATCTCCGAATAACAAAAGACCACGTGCTAAGTCGTTACCCTGTGGGTGCAAATAAGCTGGCATATAATATACCCTGCCTCTGTAATCAACTCGTGCCGGAAAGTAAACATCGTCCCACTCCCTGTACTTCTTAGCTAGGTGTAATATCTTGGCGTGTTGTAGCCTTTTGCTACGGTTACTCTCATTGCGTCGTCGTATCTTGTCCTGTTTAAACTTCCACTCCCTTAATTCTTCAGGTCGTTCGTGTCCGTTCTCAAGGTACGGTTGCAAAGGTATCTCATGGAAGTCAAAGACTCTCTCTAATTCGTAACACTTTAGAGCAACATCTAAAATCTTCGTGTTAATTTTCCACTTTACCTGCTGTATATTATTCACGGACACGTAAAGATTCTTCATGCTTGCAAACTCGTAGTTACTACCATTCGGTCGGTTCATAACAAACGGATCATCAAAGCTTTCGTATCCTCCACTATAAAAGTCTACCCAGTCTCTCGGTTTTGTTGGCAACGCCATACGCATCGGGTCAAGCATCTCTTTCCATGTGTCAAACCGTCGTACCCAATCGCTGAACTTAGCAGACAACACCACGTCCTTGCGTAGCTTCTTACCAAATCGTTCGATACGGAACTCTATCAGTCCTGTGTGTGTAGCTATCTCTCCTAACAACCACGCACCAAGTGATACCTTCAGTCGTTTCTCCCAACACGTAAAACGTCGGTTATTCTTTTCAACATTATAAAAGCGTTGCATCTTTGACCGCTTACTCTTCGTTTTTTGTACGCTGAACATCTTATTCTTTGCAACCGTGTGTTCTGCTACCCGTTGTCGTGCGATCTCTTCAAATGCTTTGCCCACTTCCGCTGCCAGTCTACTAAAGTGTCGATCTTGTGAGTACATCTTATCAAGCACAGTTTTCAACGCTATCTGTGCTACCATTTGAGGGTGGAAATCTGCTATATAACACAACCAAATCGGCATGGACGGACTGTCGTCACTGGCAAATCGGTTAAAGAAGTCTTCAATCGGGTCGGCTAGTTGCGGTGCCAACTTACTTAACACACGCTTACTGCTGTCCAACTCACTGCCTCGCTCACTCTCCTTGTAGAACTGTTGGAACTGGCGATAGGTAGCTCGTCCCCATCGTTTCATCTCGGCTTCGATTGCGTTCACTTGGTCAGTCGTTCTCGTTCGTCTTCGTTCATGAAACAAAACCAAGTTGGCGGACGAACACGAGGTCGGTCACTGCGTACAACTTTCAACTCCTTATCGTAACACAACTCATTATTACTCCAAAAAAAGTCATACCCTTTCGTGACCAGTGCAGATATGGACTCGTCTAATTGTTCCAATACCTCCTCGTGTTCGTCCGTGTCTTCCATGTTTGTTTAGTCTAGTGTTTGTTCGTACTGATCTATTACCCAAGCTTCGTACAAATCTTTTAGTTCTTCTCGCTCTTCGTCGGTTAATCCGTCGTCATCTTCGTAGTCAAGGAAGCTAGTTAGCCAGCTATCGTAGTCTCTCATAGTGTTATTTTGTTTCATCCGCAGATACGGACACGTAAAGATCATGCTTCTCGTTGTCAAGCTTGTCCTTTAATTTCTGTAGTTCTAAGTACAAAGGGAAAAACCTATTCGATGGGTCAATGCAGTCCCCTCCCATCTCATTCTGATGAATCCAAAACATTAACTCCTCTATCATTACGCTTGGTTCTAAAGTTATCTCTTTCATTACAAAGCTATCCTTTTAAAGGTTGATGTATCAGTACACAGGTAACCATCATCGGTTGAGCAATAGGTGTCGTAACAAGTTACAATCCACTCTTCATCATCCTGCCAGATGTTAAAGTCAACGAACCCATCAGGTGTTTCTATTGAATCCCAGTGGTCGGTTGAAGGATCGGTTGAATTGATATGTGCTTTCGCACGGACACGTATGTTTTCTTTTATATCTTCGGTTAGGTTGAGTTTCATATATCGGTTTTTTGATTGGTTTTAATCGTTGTAAATCAAGCTGATAAACAAACAGAATATAAATACTAAACAGAGTAGGGTGATCATTGACATTGTTCGTCTTCTTTCTCTTTATCGGTTAATGGTAGGTTTAAAGATTGTCTTATGCATCCTTCTTTAATGTTGTAATTACTCGGAAAGCATAGGTCAGCTAGGCAGTCTACGCATATGTCCTCACCCTCTTTGTCAGTGCCTTGCAAGGTAAGACCGCAGTGTTTGCAAATTTGTTTAGTCATCGGTTAAAACGGTACGCCCACAAAAAGGGCAAGGTGATCCGTCAATCGGACAAGACAAGCCTTCATCGGACGGACATAAGTCAATCGGATGGTCGGTTAGCTTGTGATGATTGCAACTGGCGGTTAAGAGTAACAAGAGAAGTGATAAAAGTTTATTCATGTTCTTAGCTTTCCTCTTTTTCAAACTCTATGCCGACTAAATCAACTACATCACAAGCCAGCCCAAACTCTGGATAATGTGTAAAGTACGGCTCACTATCTGGGTATTTATCGTCCCAAACATCTATGTTTTTATTTTGTTCCATGAATCGGTTAAACAATTCAATGTCATCATCATCTAGACCGTCAAAGTCTCCATTAAATAACGCACACAATGCATAGGATGGGAATTGATATTCGTAAGTATTTTTAATTTTCATGATGTTTTAAAATATGTATTCGGATTCATCTAGCTCGATGGTTTCAGCTTGATCTAAATGATCTTTGACAAGTTGATAAATCTTCCCTTGCACTTCATCAGGTAAAATAAGCTCGAATTGTGCCTCATCATCACCGCCCCTATAGCCGTTTTCATGAGCGTTTTTATCGGTAGTAAATGAGGCAAAGATGCCCCAATCAAGTAAGTTTTTTTCGTTTATTTTCATATAAGTTTTTTCCTTTCGTGTTTTTATTAGTTAGCATCGGTATTGAGACAACACCAGATAAGTAATAGCCATGCCCCCAGTGCCAGTATTGGGGAGGCAAGCAAGTAGATTAGGAAGGTACGCGGTTTTGTCTTTGGTAAATAGCGGTCAAGTGAATCGTCTATGCTCGCTACGCTCTGAACGCCATTATATGGCTTTTGTGCTATTGCATATGTTTTTAATCGTTCGTCCATGGTCTTTTCGTTTTTCATAGTAGTAATAATAGTTTTTTTTGTGAGTTGATGTTTGTAGTTATTAAGAAAGTAATTCGCTTGTATGATCGCAATAGATATCTTCATCTGATTCATTGACGCAACCTAATCCAACGATTGACCAACCGTCTCTCATGTTATGCATCATTGAATAAAAGATTTCTTGCAAGTTATCTAGAACAGCGGAAAAGCTTAAGCAAGAGCCGTCGTCTGTAATAAAGAATAAACGATAAGAACCGGGAAAAGTATACTCTCCTGCACGCAAACAAGCTTTTAGTTTATTAATTGAATCTATTTCTCTATAATGTCTTGCAACATCTTTTCGTACCAATTGCAAGTTGTCGTTTCGATAGGCATCACCCTCGAAAGTATAAAACTTTTGTGTTTTGTTGGATGGTTGGAATGATTTTAAGATTTTCATGATAAGTAATAATATAGTTTTAATGTGAGTTGTTATTGGTTGTTTTGTTATGCTTGAAAACCGAAACCTTCCGTTGTGTAAGTTGAAAGTTTAAGGTGCTGATCTTTGTAAATACAAAAGCCCTTGCGTAAGCACTCAGTCAAAGAATCAATTTCACTTTGAATATCATCGTTCCAAGCGTCCGACGCTTTCACATCAAAGCACTTTAGAAGACGATTGATATTAGATTCGATGCAATCGTGTTGAACATGGATAGTCTTCATTATTCGCTTTTAAGAAGGTTTAAGCCAATTTCACTATCGTTAATTTTGATAGGACGGGCGTTTGGTTCGTTTATAAAGTTTAAAGAATCCATCACATAAGTGACTCCGCAAGATTGATCATAGCCCTCACCACATCGTAAGGTTTCTTCTAAAGCATCGATTGTTTGTTGATATCGTTCGCAATCCTCGTAATCCTCACAATCATTAAGCCAATGCTCATAAAGTGCTTTTTCCGATTCTAGTGATGATTTAGTGAAGTGTATGGTTTTCATAAGTAATAAGAGTTAGAATTAATAAGTAATTCAAACAGCATTTACAGCATTACAAGAGCATTACGATAACAAAATTACCCATCTTGCAACTTTGCTGTGTTTCTAATGACAGCCATTAGCAAGTCTTATCAACTATCAGATCGACTAATGACTTCCATATTTGGCAAGCTGCTTCCATATTTGGAAAAGAGGTGACGCGCTAAAACGATAAATCCAAATGCAAATTAGTTGCACTTAGCGAACGATTCAATCGGCAACCCTTGACGCAATTCGACTGGCTGATCTTGCGATTTGCGAACGATAGGCTAAAAGTAAACAATACTCTTAAAAAGTTAAAAGTAGAGTGCTTACAATTCGCACAATATGTATTATGTCTAATTCTTAAATTACATAACAAGAAGATAATCAGGTGTTTAGCGTTACCTATTAGCCTGGCTTACCTATCGATTTAGTAAAACTTATTACAAACACCACCCCTGCCAGTAGATAAACCGCAGGCACGCGCGGGGGTAATTAATGCGCGCGTATATAGCGTAAGCCGCTCAGATTTTTTCGTCAAATTTCTTAAAAAGAGGGGCTGATAAAGTCCTCTAAGTCGTCGTCTTCGTCTATATCTTCTGGGCTAAAAATGATCTCAGCGTCAGTTAAAACAGTCAGTTTAGCGAACTCTAACGCACCTACGATCGTCTGATCGTTAAGGTCGAACTCCTGCTGGTATCGTCGTATTAAGTTGTCTAGGTCGAACATAAAGGAGTCCGTTTGATCGTTGTTGTTCATAATACTTTACACTATATAACAAATACGTTAGGTAGTAAAGACTGTTGCTTTAATTTAGGTGTGTCATTTTGTACCGTATTTTTATTCATTCATTAACAACGACTTATAACTCTAGGCTTGACATACATCCCGTATGGGTTCTATAAAGGTATAATGCCACCGTGGCAACTGGAGGTACAGCTATAACTGTCCTTTAAAACGATAACATCAATAAGTAATAGCTTCTTTATTGACGAAACGACTACAACAACGGACACTTTAAAACGTCGTCGTTATAAACTGATAAATTAAAACGTTAAATATAAAGAGACCTTAAAAACGACAACTACGGTCTCTTCTAACTTTTAACAACAGATTTATCGTCGTCTTCTTTCTAACGGTTTTAAGGATAGGTGTGTTTATAAATAAACCTATAACTAACAACGATAACATATAACTGTATTTAAACTAACTACTTCATCACAGTTATAACAGAAGTTAATTACAGTAAGTAAGAGTTTGTTATCTAAGTAATACTTGTTAACTCCAAAGAAGAGTGTTATTAGAACGTTTACGTTTATAAAAGCTATCAGTAAACTTTGTTAACTCTTCTTGTAGTAGTTCTTGTTTTCTATCGTACATATTCTTGTTAACATCAGCAGCCATTTGTTCTACCCAATAAGCAACAGCAATAGCTAACGCATCCAAACGGTCATCATGAGCCAGACTACCCCGTTCTCTTGTTATCCGTGATAGTTGATAGAATAACATATACCTAGCTTGAGACTCTATAGGATACGTTAACGCAGACTGGTAGTCGTTAGAGATAACTTTAGGATCAACAATAAGACGATGACTGTTAAGTACAGGTTCAAGAGTATCAACAATCCTTAGTTCTTTTTGTTTACTACTACGTACTTCTTCTATGGTCACAGGATATTCATTACGAAACAACGGTTTAATCAGTTCCATAAACATACCGTCACCAAAGTTAGACTCTATAACGATCTTGTTAACTTTGTTGTTTTTAGCAATGGAGACGAGACGTTTTAACGTCACCTCGTCGTACCCTCCTTTAATACCACCAGCATCTGGTACAAACAACTGACTGTTAAGCATCTTTACGACAGCGTAAGCCGTTTCGTCTTTACCCCGTCCAGAAGGATCAATAGACATGACAGACCCTGTGTACGGTATTAGTTCTCCTACAAGACTGCTAGGACGTTTGTAGCGGTCTCCTGCCAGTCCTACATTAGGTAGTGTTCTATCTGCTTTCTCAGGGTCACTGGACCACACGATCTTTTCAGGGGCGGTATCAACGTCAACGTCGTGAATGATAAGGTCGTTAATCTTTAGGGGATAACGGTCACGATCACTCAGCTTAGGGTTTAACATGAACTGCAACGCAAACCCGGTACGACCGTAAGACAGCTGACGTTCTTCAAGGTCCATATCACTGAAGCGTAAGGGTTCTGTGGATGTGCCTGTGGTCTCAGGAGTTATGTTATCTCGTATAAAGGGTGCAAGGGCTGGACCGTAGTTGTTATCAGCGTCCTCCTCCTTTGGGTATTGTGCGGGCCATACACGCTGCTCATAGCCCCTCTCTGCCAGTTTAGTGTACAGGCTGTCCTCGCATTGGGGTGTACCAAGAAATACAATCCTAGAGCTTTCTAGAGGCTTTATAATAGAATCAAACTCTTTGACGGCTTCGTCCAGCTTATCCCGTAGTCCTTGTGTTTGAGAGTTAGACGGTACTTCTACGTCGTCAGCTACGATTATATCAGCACGGGAACCAGTCAGCTGGGATGTTACTCCTAACGACTTAACGGAGGGTGCGTGAGAAGCAGGAGCACCGTTAACGTCAAAAGCTATCTTACTGAACCGTTGGTTCTCTGATGGTTGTAGATGTTGTAGGCATGGGATGTCCTGTATCAGACGTAATGTAAAAGTGGAGAAGTCATCTGATCTATTCTTACTGGCAGACACAACAAGTATGTTTTTTGTTTGGTCAAGTAGTAGTTGATGAACAACAAATGCTGAGGTTATCCAGCTCTTACCACACCCACGAAATGCTTGAATAACGGAACGACGGGGTCCATTTTGCAAGTATAAAGCCATGTCGTACTGTAACGGAGTAGGGTCAGGCAGGTTAAGGTGTCGCCAAACAAGACACAGAAAGTTTCTAAAGTCTCGTAGTTGTGGTGGTATCTCTTGGTGTTTCTTCTTCATCGTATCAAATAAAAAGGAGCCGACGTTATGATGCCGACTCCTTTGAAGTATAAGGGAATGTAGTAAGAAGTTAAAGTTGTTTCTCGATGGGTATATCGTCTTGTTGTTCTTGAGGGAACGGTAACGCTTTGAACTCATTAGCTAAATCGTTAACAGGAGTACCACTACGATTATCTACCGTGATGTTGTTATCCTTTAACCATTTACCGACAGCGTTCATAAGAGCCGGGTTGTATTCCTCCATAGCTTTCATGTAACCTACTGCACCTTTGCACAGATCAGTATAACTGTCTGCAAGTTTAGCTCCTTCTACGTGATCCTTCATAAGTATTATTTGTTGTCTCTCGGCATCTCAGAGTGGTCACCACGTCCGTTCATATTGTTAAGGATTCGTGTTACCCACATCTGTAAAAGAGCGGAGGAGCTGAGACCGAGCGTATTAGCGATCCCAGCTACCTCCTTCTTTTGTGAGCTTGTGAGACGAAAAGTTAGAGATGCAGTATCTCTTTTTTTACCTTTCGCACTCATTAAGCAAACTCAAGTGTTAGGCCATTGCAGCTGTAAAGTCAGCCAATGATCCAAGATTGTTACCGTCACCAAGAACAACGTCGTTAGCTTTAACGTCGATCAAGGTAGCACTGCTGTCGTCTCCACTGATGTCAGTAGAAGTAGCACCAGCTGAAGTTTTGTAGAAAGCGAACTTATCTTCACCTTCGTCGTAAACAGCAGCGATGTTACCGTCGTCAGAAGAACCACGCTCAATGATAAACCCAGCGTCGTTACCGTTGTTAGCCGAGGAACCAGCTCCGTCATTGAGAAGCATGATAGCGTCTTTAACTTGGGAGTTGGTTGTTTCAAGCGAGGTAGTTGTACCTTGAACAGTTAAGTTACCGCTAAGTACAAGGTTAGTTCCGCTTACGTCTCCAGTAAAGGAAGCACCACTAAGATTAGCTTTTGTGCTATCAAGATTGGAAACAGCAGCTGCACGAGTGGAAGCTTCAGCGTCAATGTTAGCTTGAAGGGTTGTATCAGCAGATGATCTGGCAGTAGCTTCACCACTAACAGCAGCGATACGAGCAGTTTCTTCAGCGTCAATATTGGACTGTAAAGTCGTATCAGCAGAAGCTCTAGCAGAAGCCTCGTCATTGATGTTTGTTTGAAGGGTCGAGTCAGCGGATTGACGGGCAGTCTCTTCAGCATCAATGTTGCTTTGGAGAGTTGTGTCAGCACTAGCACGAGAAGAAGCTTCACTATCAATGTTAGACTGAAGGGTGGTATCGGCAGATGCACGAGTACTTGCTTCAGAAGAGATAGCGTCAGCGTTAGTTTTGATCTGTGCATCGAGAGCTTCGTCAGCAGCAACCAAAGAACCAGCAGATGTGATGTAGTTGGTTGAGGAGTTAGCTGTGTAAGACCCGTCCGATCCAAGACCAGCACCAGTCTCAACAGCGTCTACGGCTGCTTGAAGAGCGGTGTCAGCGGATGCTCTGCTGCTTGCTTCACTGTCAATGTTACCTTGTAAGGTAGTATCAGCAGACGCACGGCTAGAAGCTTCGCTGTCGATGTTAGATTGCAGGGTAGAGTCAGCACTTGCACGACTGGAGGCTTCCGAATCAATGTTCGTTTGTAATGTAGCTTCAGCAGCTTCTGCACGTGAAGTTTCTACGGCAATAGCACTTTTGGTCGATTGACCGATTTGATAGAATATAGATGATGTATCTGGCATATTATTTATTAACTATAGTTAGTATTGATGGTTAAAGTTAAGCAGTACCATCCGAAACAAGCTCTGTCCAAGCAGACCCGTCCCAAATGATAATCTTATTAGTGTCCGTCTCAAAGTATGTTTCACCAGCAGTTGGTGAAGCGGGACGGGTGGATGATGTGACTGTATTTAAAGTAGCCATTGTCTTATAGTTCCTCCATAGGTTGTGTCCAAGCTTCCCCTGCCAACACGGTCAACATAGCCGAGTGAGAGAGTGTATCTTTTCCGTATAGGCATCGTGGTTTAGCTCCTTCGTATTTAACAAAGGTCTGATCACCCGCCACGTTATATCTTAGTGTGTCCACTGATGTTTCAAGTACTTCGTCAAAGTTAACGGTACTTACTTCATCAGCATTTAGAATTACATATTGTCTATTGCTCATAGTGTTTTAATGGTTACGCAACATAGATGCTGTCAGGTGCTGTGCTTAGATCGTAAAAGGTTGGGCTATTAACAAGCGTACCGTCGTTTCCTCCGCTTCCTTGGTCTGTGATTGTAGTTCCTGTGCCACCATCGTTATCACCCATTCTCCACCAGCTAACGGGATTAAGAGAAGATAAATCGTCAGGTGATCCGCTGTTGTATATACTAGTTATATCCGATGAACTCAATTCCGTATTAAAAATACCTACCTCATCTATATTACCTTGAAACGGAAGGAAGATTTGACCAGAAGTGTCTAACGCACCGCCAATAATAAAATTATGCTGAGCGGTGGCGGTTGTTGTACTAGGTGCTGAAGAAAAATCTAATTGAGAACCATCCACATACAATCTTATTGATCCTGCTTGTGCACAAGTCACTGCTACATGATGCCAATTATTATCACTAATAGCATACGTACTTTGAGCATAAGCATTTGTACTTGATGTAGGAGCTATACGTGACCTTAGATAATCTAGACCACTCCTATTGTCGAACCAAAGCATAAAACCAACTCGACTTCCTGAATCCGTTGTATGCAAGATATATTGATTTCTAGCTAGTGTATAGTCTTGAAATTTTATCCAAGCAGAAATAGTAAAATTCATAGTCTGCTGCATGAAATCAAATTTATTTCCTGTGTCTACATAATCATTAGTTCCATCAAAGCTTACGCTGTAGGTGTTACTAAAACTAGAAGCTTCATTAGCAAACGTTCTCCACACTCCGCTGTCGTATACAACAATAGCACCTGCATCGGTACTACCAGCAGCTTTCAAATATAACTCACCATTCTTAGCGAGTCCGTTAGTTACCAGCGATGATTGTTCGCTGTCGTTAATTACTGTAATATCGCTCATGTTTAGCTGTTGTTATAGACTTGCCAGTTACTACCGTCAAATACGTAGAGATCGTAAGTATCGCTTCCGTACATGATAGTGCCGACGTCGTCGCTTGTTCTTGCTGATATGTTAGCTGCCGTGTCTACATCGGGTGAAACGGTATCTTCAGGGAAGCCGAGAATAGACTTTAAGAAGTCCGTCACAGCGTCCGTTTTATCTACCTTGTCATCCAACTTCGACTTAACGGTCTGCCCGATTTGTTGAAGTATGTTAGCCATTAGTGATTATATTTTTATGTTAGTGATTATTGATTGTCAAAACTATTGAGCAGCTTGCCATCCTGAGCTTGTAAATACATACAATTTATTAGTGTCCGTGGCAAAAGCCATCGTTCCTAATTCGTCGTCAGTCCTTGCTTGAATATTACTCTCGGTGTCCAGAATAGCCTTGCTAGTGCTAGTAAGAGATATTAATAAGTTCCTGACACTCTGTCCCATTTGATACCATACGCTCATATTTTGCTTTCATTTTTATTAGGTTAAATCCGACTCTTGTTAGAGTATCATGGATCACCTGTCAAGCCTTCAAGAAATTCTGCGTGATCTCCCACCTCTTCTTCACGTGCATCTAGGAAGTACGGAAGGTCATTCCAAGCAGTCGTCCCGTCTCCTATCTTAATACGATTACGGTCAGCATCTAACTCAATAGCGACTTCCCCTTCTAGCAGTACAGGGTTCTCTTCCTGCCACTCAGCATAAGTACCACGTCTTAATTGTATACGTTTTGTAAAACTAGGCATCTGGTTGTCCTCCGTCGAATATATCAGTGTCGTCCAATACAGGACCACCCCCGTCAATAGTAACAAAAAATGGATCACTCTCCAGCGACCTAACCTTCGTTTGTAATTCGTCAGCTCTTTCTTTATTCTCAGTAGCTACAGCCGACGACGTAGCCGATATGGTACGCTGTTGAAAGCTTAACGGATTAGGACGAACGACAGGTCTTCTAACAGGTCTAGCCATCCTACCATTTTTTACAGGACCAATATCCCGCAGATAATTTTGATTTCTTTTGATCGCATTTATGTCTGGCTCTGAAAGAACGACGACGAGCTGGATCGCTTTTCTTAATAGTCATCTTAGCATCACCGAAACGAACGATGCGATGCTTACTACCTTCTTTAGCACACACAACAAACTTCTTCTTACCGTATCCGGGTTCACCTTTGCGTATGCGTCTAGGCTTGTTAATAGCTAAACCACGACGCTTACACCCCGTCATTGCTTTCTTTTTCTCAGCCATTCTTCTTAGGGAACCCACGCTTCATGTTAGCGTAAGCTTTTGGCGATATAGTTGACTTCTTCTTACTACGGCTGATACCGAGTTTCTTTCTTCTGTTAATGTTTGCGTATAATCCTTTTGGCATATCTACCTCTTCATTAGTAGCTCCATCATACGATCAAGCTTAGTGTTTATCTCTTTAATATTTGTTTCAAGACCACCCATACGGTTCTCAACAGCAGTATCTCTTTCACTTTGTGCTGCCAGCTCCACCTCTATCTTAGTCAACCGTTTCTCGTCGTTCTCTAAGCGATCAGACAGTTTCTTTATCATCCAACCGATCACGGCAAGTATTACACCAAGAGCAGTATCTAAGAAGTGGGAGAGTGATTCAGTCATTTACTATCCTATAATTACTACATTAAGACCTACAGTATTTAAATTTGCGGTGTGTGAGCAATGTAAATCAAAACCATTAGCAGTTCTATTTTTAACTACTATAGAATCAGTTGTTGGTGAAGTAAACTCCCTACCGAGTACTACGGTATAACTGTCACCACTAGCTCTAGCACTGCTGAATGTTAAAGTATATACACCTACTGTTGCTGTACTTACGATAGCACTGAAGCCGTATACCCAAGTGACAGTACCAGCAGCAATTTCCTGAGCCAACGTACCTGTGCCAACATTACCGAAGAAACGAGCGTGAGCGACAGCAGTAGGAAAATTAACTTTATCTGCCGATACATTTGAATCTGCAATCTTATCAGTTGTTACAGCATCGTTAGCTATCTCAGTACTCGTAACAGCATTAGCAGCTATCTCGGTACTCGTAACAGCATTAGCAGCTATCTCGGTACTTGTAACAGCATTAGCAGCTATCTCGGTACTTGTAACAGCATTAGCAGCTATTTGAGCTGTATCAACAGCATCGTTATCTATCTCACTACCAGCAATCGTATCGCTTTTCTTTCGTAGCTCATGCCCACCAGCTGTACTGCCGTCGTGTACTACAACTGTATCTTTATCAGTATCTACTGTTACTTCTCCTTCAGCACCTGTGAAGCTACCGTGTTGTGCTGTGGTTCCTCTTCTTAATTTTACTTGTATGTTTGGCATAGTTATATGTGGTTATGCGATTGATCCAAAGTCTAATGTTGTTGATAAGTTATCTGAGTCTACTACTCCGTTAGCAATAACAGTTGCACCGTCTCCTGTAGACGTTACTTCTCCTGTATGGTTGGGGTGTGTATAAGCACCAGCACCTACAGCAATACCGCCTAATGTAGAACCGTCGTGTACGAATAAGTCCTTGGTGTCAGTGGTGTAAACAATTTCCCCTTCCTGTCCTGTAAACGCAGCGTTCTCAGCAGCTGTCCCTCTTCTTATTTGTACTTCAATACTCATTTATGCAATTCCTCCGTAGCTGAATGATGCAGTCACTGGGTCACCCACTATACTACCGTAATCGTAATCAGTTGGTATATCAGTAATAGCAGTCTTAAAACCTCTTTCAATAACAAGTATCTCAGCTAAGTTAGCGGGTGGTGTGTCAAAGCGTATCAGGTTACTAGCTCCTACGATTGTGTAGTCGTCCGGGTCTATGACTGCTCCTGCTATAGTTACTAACATTGCAGTAGACGACGTAACATTAGCAGTAAATGTAAGAGCAAACTCTGTCTCACTGCCGTTTCCTGTAAACTTACTAAAGCTTGGTGGATTTCCTGTACCTGTGGTTAGACTTGATATGGCACTGTCAACGTATGACTTATTAGCTGAGTCTGACGCAGATAACGGATCGCTTACACCTGTTAAAAGATTACCGTTAATATCAACAGAGCCTAATACCTTAGAACCGTCAAAGTCATTTAATGATCGTGTGTCTACATAGTTCTTAGTAGCTCCGTCTTGTGCGTCTACAGGATCAGCTAAGTCTTTTAAGTTTTGGTTCTGTGCAGTAAAGTCCTGACTACCTTGTATCCGTTGTATAGAAGCGTCATTCAGTTCTCCTATTTCTTCATTTAAGAAACGGTTGTGCTGGTACGCTCTATCTAGTTCACTCTCAGTAAGTACCGATCCGTTCTCAAAGTCTACAAGGTTTAAGTCAGGTTGACTCTTACGACGTACTCTTACATTGTCACCAGCGTCAACACCAGAGCTAGGAAACACACGAGTGACTCCTGATGTAGTAGATACCGTAAAGTATTCACGAGCCAACACACTACCGTTTACTTCTACTGTTATGTGGATTTCTTCAAGGAACGGGAACGTCACGATAAAACCTGCCGTAATGTCGGAGGCTGAGACGCTGTTATAGTCTACGTAGGTGTTAGCCATGATATTATATTATTACTTATTGAGTGAGGAGTTCAAGCACATCTTCTGTTCTTCCTGCTTTCTTAGCTACTTTAACTTCTCGTTGTAATTGTCTAAGTTCAGGAAATTCATTTAACATTTCTTGTTTAGCTTTAGCCCTATATCTATTTATTATTCTACCTAAGTATTTAACTCTAGGACTTGGTAAACCTGAAAAGGACGAATCATCCAATGCTTGGTATTGTTTATTTTTTATTAGTTTAGCAAGAGCTTGACGAAGTGTCATACCATTAATTCTAACTTGGGAATGCAATTCCATCCATCTGTCATGTGCTGATCTACCGTTACTTTGTTCGTATTCGGTTAGTTCAATCAACCCATCAAGTTTAGTACTTGGTGTCGTGAAGCCGTGACCTACTCTTGCTATTTCAAACAAAACTTCATCGTCAGCTTTACCTCCCCACATGACAGGATTTAAAGGATTAATAATACCAGCTACACCTTCAAAGTATTCCTGCACAACAGGCTCACCTAATATGTTTCTTTTTACATCTAAAGCTTCTGATATGCCCGGTATTCTTTTTTGCAACATATCCCAAAAGCCTCTTGTCTCTTTCATCTCCATATCACCTGCAATCGATTGACCTTGGTTAAATATGTTAGGTATAAAACCAGCAGCAACTCCTCCCGCATATTTTGTAGCAGTTGTAGATTCAGGGTTAAAAACAAAGTCCATAAACTTATCGATACCAGCAAGATATGATTTATTCGTAGCGTTTCTAGCTAACGTAACTCCCATAGCAGCGAATACTCGACCTAAGTTATCTGTGCTTATACTGGCTAATTTATTGTCTTCCAATAGATCAACCATATCTGCATAAATACCAATCATAGAAGCTATAGGATCAAGTCGTTGGTAACTAATCCATTTATCCCCTACTTTAATACTGTACGGCATATTACCAGCAGCTTGCCAAGCTTGACGTTGTTTATAATCCTTTGGTCCTCCTCCGTTGATACGGTCTTTAAAAGCAAAGACACCCGCCATCAAGGCTGTATTCATTATCACTCCTGTAGCCATTTTACCTCTAGCTTCTGCTCTTTTTAAATAATCAGGAGTACCATCAGGCTTCACAGCTTTTAACTGCTCAATAAAACTAAGTCTTGCATTTTCAGTAGCAGGTAAACCTCTTTGCCATAAATCATCAACTCGTTTCCTGTACTCTTTACTTACTCCGTATTTTACCATATTAGCACCTATGACCGCAGGATTACCCACACGACTAAATGCAAATTTCAATATGTTAGTAGGAGTACGCACAAACGGAGCTACGATGAAACCAAGATAAGGAACGGAGTTAACAACGTTTTGTACTCCCTGACCAATCTTACCTAGCTCGCCTGAAAAAGTAACCTCTTCTGCACTTTTAACACTTGGGTCAATCCAGTCGCGAGTCAGTGCATCTAAAGCGTTGTAGTCATCTAAACCTTCTTCAATTAAACCGCTGCGTCGAGCTATCTCCAACTTTTCTGATCTAGTTTGTTCGATGTAATCATAAATTGCTTTTTCTCTGTCAGCAGGTGTATTGAATTTTTTATTTTTAAACGTTTCGTTAGCTTCTTTAATTAAATTAGCCTCACTGAAGTTTCTGTTTGAGCGGGTCACTAGAGCATTAAGACTGTCAGTAACATAAGTGCTTAACTCTTCAGGATCAGTAATACCTAATTCGTTTATCGCTTTATTTATTAACTGTGACTTAGCCCTCGATCTATACTCATAAAACTTAAACATCTGATCGGCTGATGTGTTAAAGCGGTTCGGAAACCTAATTAAATTACCCATGAAGTCTATAAAGCCTTTAACGGAATCACTTTCAATTTGTTTTCCCAGCACCTCTTCAACATTGCGAGCTGTGATAGAACCAACACTACCTGTAGACTGTTCAGCAAAAGCAGACCGAGCGTCGCCTATATAATGGTCGCCTGACTTCCATGCTTTTAACATAAAACGTAACAGGTCGCTCATTTCTGATGTAGTACTCCAAGAATGAATAGCAGCCATTCTTTGGTTAGGGTTACCCGATAAAAAGCCTCCTACATTTCTTTCAAATTGTTTCACCATTGCCGCCAAACCTGTACCTCCAAAATTGATTGTTAAAGTACGTGGTCCCCACATTAAAGAGTTTTTGTAGTACTCCTCAACCATTTTTGTCAGCTTCCCACCTTCTGTGCCTCGGTTGATTTTATTGAGGTTAATCATAGCATTCCACACGTCGTCACCTGCTTTATCTTTAGCTAACAAAATGTTTTCAACAATCTCATCGATAGTCATAGACCCACGCTTATTCAAGTAGTCCTGACGTAGTTTCTGGTTAGCTATCTCATTAGGACTTAATCCCATACGGACACCCATCTGTCTTGATTTTAAACCTCTACCAAAACCACTGGCTAATCCTGAAGCGTTAGCTTGTATGTGTAGTTGTTGCTCCAATAAACCTCTCAATCGTGCCTCTAAAGTCTCAGCTTCCTCCACTGACATTTTCTTCCCATCAGCTTTAAACCTTTCAGCAGTTCTTATTATTTCCGCTCCGTTTTCTGTAAGCAATGTTTCAAGAGCCTTCATTCTAGAAGCAACACGAAATAATGTAGTTCTGTCTTTTTCTGATTGTCTTAATAAACCATTTACCATTTGACCGTCACTACCAAAAGCATCTGCAAATTCATTTACAACGCCTTCGTTAAGTACATCTTCGGTCATTGTTTCTAACTGTTTAGGATCGCTTTTTAGTATCTTATCGGTCAAAGCATCCATTAACTCCGTTAAATCATCGATATACATACCGTCAGGAAGTTCTGAGATTGAACGAGCTAAACCTGTTAACGCTTGTCTTCCTCCTACAGTTAGTTTTGATACATCTATTTTACTTAACAATCTATCAACAACATCGCCACTAGGTTTGAACTCAGGTAATTCTGCGAACATTCCATCAGGTCTTAACGAAGTTTGTCTTTGGATTGTTACGTTCCTTTGCTGTAAAAAGTCATTGAATATCTTCTGTCTTTGGTCGATTCCAAGTTTTGACTTTAAAGATATAAACATATCCTTGAAGAACATCGCTACTTCATGTGCTATCTTTTGTAGTCTTGTTTTGGGAGCAGCTTCTAGTTCGTCTGACTTTTTAAACCAAGCATCAGTCATTTCTTCAGCAAAGTATTCGTCGATGTCTTTAAAGCGATAATTTCTACTATTAAAACCACCGGGCTTTGCCTCTAAGAATTTACGTAGTTCGTCAGGAAGTTCTCTCTTTAACAAACTAGCTGGGTCTACTCCTTCCTCAAATTCAATACCAAAACTTTTTATATAATTATCACGTTCTCTTTGGAACTCTTTAGTAAGTTTTGTTAAGTCTTCTTCAGGAAGATAACGACTAAGACTATGCCACAATTCGTGTATAGCTGTTCTTTTTATCCGTCCTTCATCAATAGCAGACTGCCTTATCTTTAAAAGATTACTTCCAAATACATAGCGACCATCACCCGGTATATCATTAGCAAAAGATGGTTTAGCCACATCCTCAAACAGCCTCTCACCCATGACCGTCATAAATTTACGTATATCTTCTATATCAGTACGGTCGGCTTTTTTAAACGTTTCTAATTTAGACCAAGCGTCCTTTATGTTTTCAACGCCTCTAGGTTGTAGGTCTAAACGTCCTGCTTGATCGTAGCTTTTGAATGGAGGTATGCGATCTTCTAGTACTTCCTCTAAGTCCCAAGTCTGTATATCTACATCCAAGTCTTCTAGCTTTTCCTGTAATTCAGGTTGTTCTTCAAAAGACTTTCTAGCTTTTAATCTATCAAGCTTTTCTTCGTTACGTTTTAAATCCTCAGTAAACTTTTTAACACGATCTTGTCGTAAACCTTTCATCCATTCATCAATAGGTTCACCTTTAGCTTCTTTCTTTAGAATCTCATCTAAATCTTTTTGTTCATCCGCTATTGCTTTTTTATCTATTTCAATATCACGTATTAAACTGACTTCGTCGTCGATAGCTCTAAAGTCTGGTAGGTCGGCAACATCTAAATCTTTTGTATCATCCTGCCACCTCATCATTGCAGTGGTTGTAGCGTCTGCTTTATTAGCACCTTTCTGAAGTTCGTTTGATCGTGTCTTAATAGCATTAACACTTGCCATGAACGGTTTCAGCACAGCAACCATACCTGCTTCCAACAATACACCTTCGATGACATTTTTTAAACGCCCTACTAATTCGTTGTCGTCGGGGTTAGCTTCTAAATATTCAGTTACTGGATTCTGTAGTTCAGGAAATTGTTGTATAAGATTAGATAGGCGTTGTTCTTGTCCATCGAATGCTACAAAATCAGAAGCCATTGAAGCCGTAAAAAATCCTTTAGCATTAAGATCAGATATATAACCAGTCTTTTTTCCTTTTGTTAAAGCTGTTGCAATTTTACCTGCTTTAGTAGCTTTACCAGCTAAGCTTATACCTTTACTAATCGCACCAAACGGAACAACAAACTGACTAATGCCTTCTATCAACTGTCCGGGTAATGTCTCTGACCTTCCAAATAAACGTTGTTCGTCCCAATCGGGAAGCATATCAAAAGAAAGAAAATCACCTAAGTTATAAACACCGTGAGCTAACCCTTCTAAACCTCGTACTGGAGCAGCAAACGCATCCAGCATATAATCAGTAACACCTAGTTCTTTGTCCTCTACAGGATTAAATTCAATACCTTCAAACTTCATCTTTTTTCGTAAAGTGCTTTTTGTTGTGTTATAAATTCCTTAATTAAAGGATCAGGGTCAGCTTTAGCGTCGTATTCAAGAGAAGTGTCATACAACGTGTTAAACAGTTTGTAAACATCCGATGCATCTTGGTCTTGTCCTGAAAGTAAACGTGTTAAACGTTCTTTACTAAACAACGGAAAAACTAAAGACGCATCTTGTAAAGCTTTTTTATCAATGGGTATTTCTACTTCTTGAGCTGCTCTTGTTTCAATGATGGCTCCTCTTTTGTAAGCTCCTATTGGACCTGCTACTATTTTTTCCCCATCTCGTTTTGCTTGTGTATATAAAGCTCTTTCTGTGAAAGCTGGTATTGTAAAAGTTACTTTACCTCTTTTTATATTAGTTTCGCTATATACGTCCTCAGCACCTTTAGCCAACAGATAAACTAACAAACTACGTCTTGATGTTTCTTTCTGTTCGGGGGAAGCACCCGTTGATCGTAGCACATTATAAGCGTTTGTTATAGGATTCCCGCCTTTTATCGTAAGCCCCGTTGAATACCTAAAACCCGATGTTTCTAACTTTTTAGCTATTTCTTTCGCTTCCTTAAAGTTACCTTTTTGAAAAGCTAATTCTATATCGTAAAAACTCTTACCAAAAAACGGAACTAAATCTTCAATCTTTTCTCCCGGTTTTATAATTGAAGTAGGCTCTTCTTTATCTGTTGTTAAAACATCACTAGCACGTTGTAAGGTCTTCTTTTCTTGTAATATTTTTTCTAACTCCTGCCTGTACTCTTCTGCATATACTTCGTTGAACGCTACTAAAGCATTAAATTGCTCGTTTACATTTGCCCCTGTAACTCTTTCACCTTTAGTGTTAATATAAGAACCTTGTGCAATCTCCTGTGCTTTGCGTGTGCTTTTAAAAACATACTCAGATTCTAAATTAGTTGCTAGAGCACGTAGTGCAGGATTAATTTTAGCGGGTTCAAGACCATCTTCCCCTCCTTGTAGATACTCAGGTTTAGTTAGCACAGAATCCTGTACATTTCGTAGTTGCATACCTATGCCTAGCCGAACTTGTTGCAGCTGATTCATCAAAACAACACCGGCTTCTTCGTTCGTCATAGATTCAGCTCCAGTGTAGGATTGTTTTAACGCAGCAAAAAGTTGTGCTTGAGCATATGGGTTATTCATACCTGCTGCTCGTTCGTTAATTAAAGCTGTGTATTGTTCTTTGGATGTAATTTCCGTACCGTCGTCTAGCTGGTATGTGCGTCCTTGTGACAAAGCGAAAGCCACTTGACCTGCCTCGGCTGACACATCTACTAAAAACTCGGCTGCATCTCGTTGTTGTTTATTTTCAGAAAGATCAGCAGCTTTTTCTACTTCTTCTCTTATATCAGCAACTTCCGACGTATACTCTGCAAATAAATCTGTAACAACTTTCCCATCTCCTAAAGTACGTTGTCCTACTGGTAAGTATCGTTCAGCATAATCTAAAAACTCTGTAGCTGCTTCTTCATTACCATCTGTAGCGTGACGTACAGCCACGTCCTTTATAAGTTTAATTAACTCTGCGGGTCTAAATGTAGCTTGGTTTTTGTCCCACCACTCATCAATTTCACCGTAAGTATCGGGAGTAGAGGACGCTTCATACAAGGCAGATTCACCGTGCAGCAATACATTTTGATTAGCTTGATTATTTTTAATCGTGTCGTACTGTAAAGAAGCTTTTTGATTTAACCCCCTGATAGACACGTCAAATCCACGCTTAACTGTAGGATCGGTTATTTCAAAATCATCCACCATCCCTTGGTAAACACGATCAATAACAGCTTGTGTTGTTTCTAAAGTATTAGATTTTTGTAGCTCAGTATTTAATCTTAACTGATACTCGTCGTGATACCTTGCACCCGCTGCTTCTCTTACGGCTTCTTGATTCCAAGGGTTTCCTAAAAATGGTATTTTGTTAGTTCTAACTTGAGTTCCATATTTTTCCTTGTTTTCTTTTACAAGCGAGTGAACCTCATCAAAACTCAACTTCTCAATATCTTCTATAGCTTTCTGCTCACGTATTTCTCCTATATCTTTAGCAACCGCAAGACCTTGCACTGTTAGACCTAAAGCTTGTGATAGTTTACCTATACCCGTTTCTTGCCACGGGATTGCTTGCTGTACTTGTACTGGAGTAGTTCCGTAAGATGTAGGTATAGTTGGAGATAACTGCTGCACAGCTCCTAATAATCCTGTTACGGGTTCTCTTCCTTTAGTAGTCATAACTATGATGCAAATGTTTTATAAGCCATACCTGCCTTAACGGCTGTATCCAAAGTACTTATGAATGGATCAGGTGGGGTAAGTGGTTTATTAATGCGAACCATATTTTGCGTATAAGCAAATCCCATCTCTTCCTGTTGCAACTGTTGACCAACATCTATTCGTTCTTGTTGTCTAGTTGCTACTTCTCGCAGTCTGCCATATTGTGCCATTAAATCCTGTTCGTCTGCTTCTGTTATACCTACTTGCTCAGAACGTCTTGCTGTCTGTGTTGCCATTAACGCACGATTTTGTAAAGCTGCTAATTCTGCTCTGCGGGCTGCTTCTTCTTTTTGTTGTTGTGCTGCTAAGTTGGAAGCCGTGTATTGTTTTAAAGTTTGTTGTCTTTGTATCTCGGACGCTCTAGCTTGCATGGCTTTTTGCATTTTGTACGCTTGACGTTGAGCTGCAAATTGAAGCCCTCCTTGTACGCCTACTGCTGTTGCCATTAATCCGGGTGAACACATATCGTTTACTTCCTCTCTAATATAAATGACATATACCCGTCGTACTGGCAATCGTTAAACTCTGCACCCAACCACTTCAACCACCTCATACTCAACGTATTAGTCTTCATTACCACGTTAGTCAGATAGTCAAACCCCATCATCATCTCATCTACCCACTTCTGTGAGTTCTTGACAAAATACTTCTTAGCACCTGCGAGTCGTCGTGTTCCTAACAACCAAACAACCCCGACGTTCTCACAAGGACTGACACCAAAGCTACAGTATAAACCGTCGTTGTCCCGTAGTGAATAACACTTACTGCTTGTTTGAAACGATATGTTAACAGCGTCCTTTGGGTGATGCATAAGGCCGATACACTCCATCATGTCCTCTTCCCTCATGTCGTCGTACAACTCAAAGGCATCCATATCAGGTTGTGCTTCTTCTATTCTAAGACCCATATCTTCTGCTCCTCGGTATAAACATAGATTCAAACTCTGCGGCTAATATCTTAACTGGCAAGGCAGAACTACTCTTTACTTCAATGGTCACCTCGTTTGGTTGTGCTTGTACAGGAAATCTAAAGTGTCCGTTCTGTGGTATAAATTCATTCAACGATAAGTTAGCACCCACGATGTCAGGATTAAATGCATAGCTGTATGTATCTCTGTACTTAGGTGTTACTTCAACAGTAAAGTGTCCAGTGTCTGCATAGTCAAGACTACCACTACGTATTGTTTGATAGGTGTAATCAGATGCAGATCGTCCTCCTCGTTCCGTTGGTTGTTTCAATGTTTGATCGGAGAACCTGTACAACATATTGTACGGCTTACCCGCAAAGAACGGAACGGATGTTATGTCACCTGTTACCTCACCTGCTGTTGATGTAGTCTTAATAAAGTTATACTTATGTCCAACCTTACTGTAAACATCCACATCAGCGGGGTCATACGGAAAACCACTAATCGTCGTCTTCTTGGTGGTTTCGTCGTAGCTAGTAGTCAATGAACTACCCTCCACCCGACTGTCCAAGTACAACGTATAATCCAACCCGCTATCCTTCAAACCGTCTTCTAATGTCAACGATTCTAGATGTAGTCCTTCCGTGTCAGATGTAAGCATAAACAACTTACTGTCTATAAAGTCACAACCAACGACGTCACGATCAAACGTAAACTTCATCCATGCACTCTGTATCTTTTCTTTGTTACTCCAGAAGTACTTATAGACAAATAACGTCTTTAGATCGTCGTCTGTTGTTATAACAAGTGTATTCTCAGCAGGACTACCAACGATACGTGTAGCCTTCTTATTGATGTACTTAGGTATCTGTTGGGTTATCTCTTCTGCGTTAAACGTCTCCGTGTTGTTATCAACAAAGTATTCGTACACACCCTCGTAATCGTTCCGTTGAAAAGTAAAGTATATATAATTACCAACGGCTAACGGATTGATACTGTCTGATATATCGTACTCAGTAACAGGAGATATAGCTACCGTCTTAGGACTTAGTATGTCAGCTCCCCGTAATACAAACTGTGACTGCTTACTGAATAACATCAGCTTCTCTTGGAACGGTATGGCGTGTTGCAGTACGGCTACTTTCGTGTGACTGAGTCCTACGTCTATCGGGGCACTGTCTAACAGCTGCTGTGTTGTAGTCCTGAAGAAGTTAAAGTATGCATCTGCTTCACTAAAGATAACAGCGTTGTTTGTCAGGAATCCTAAACGGTTCTTAAAGAAGAAGACGTCGTTGATAGTCTGCCCAACAAATGAAGGGAACGGATTGGTAAAGTCGTCACCTGCTGCTCGTGCTGCATAACCGTAACCTGATGAATTGTACTGTCTACCCGATACCCAATCAGGAGCGTCTGTGTAATCCGTAGTGACTACCCAGTACTCTTCCCAATCAGCTCCTGTACCCGGTTCGTTATCACTACTAGATTCGTGGTCTTCTGCTATTGTATATATAACACCATTGTTCTTAACCGTATTTCTTAATTCATCAGGTGCTTGCAGGAAAAACTTACTTACCTCACCAAGGGCGTTAAACTCTGGCACTAATGTTACAGGCATAGTTTCGTTTTTAACAACGGTATCTATTCCTTCGGGAGGTTTAGCGGAACGAACATCAGACGTCCATCCGACTATCTCTACCCAGCTTCCTTCACCGTAGTCCTCTCTGTCCTTTGTTTGAAAACGAACGTAGTAATCATCCTGCGATATATCAGCATCCCCACGAATCTTTATACGAAAGTCGTTAAAGCAACGCTTAGGTAAGTCCGTGATGCTGTCTACTTCTTTGTAAGCAACACCTAAACCTTGATTAGCTAATCCATCTTCTGTTCGTATACTGAAGTCGTTATCGCTTGTCAGTTTAATAACAGCACCTTGTCTTTCGACTTCTATTGTATTACCTATAAAAGTACTGCTTGTAATAGAAGGCATTGCAGTGACAGGAGCGGAAAGGGTCGAGTCTGTATAATCTTTTTTAACAGAGGTTGTTGATGCAGGTTGTCCGGGTACAAAACCAGTTGATCTATTATACCTAGAAGATGTAGCCCTTTTATCGTGAATAGTGTGCTGCCTTATTATAAGCTTTAAAGTATTACTAGCTAAAGCACTGTCGTACCCTGTGCCTTTTTGTGTTAATACGCTAGATTGTACAGAACCATTCCTAAATATACACGTGCCTTTAGCGCCAAAACCTATCTGAACGGCTGCTGGGTTCGTGTAGGCAATATCATACTGTTCAATAAAAAACTCATAACTATAAGTAATTTTATCGAAAAATGGAAAACCTATTTTATGCGTACCCGAATCAGGGAAACCACTACCACCGCTAAGTAACGAACCTGATAAAGATTCATCCGTAGGTACATAAGCCTTTAAAACTGTCTCTAAGTCTTCTGCTATCAGTTCAGTATCAGCGTGTTCACCTGTTTGACTACCGCCTGACGTAGCCCCTCCGCTCTCGTAGGTGTGCCCAGCTGGTGGTGTAGAAGTTCCCGTAGTACCGTCATGTGGTACAACTTTACCATCTAAATATACGTCGTATGTCTTCTCGTAATCCCCCAGTTTAACAAACACTAACGCTTCGTACTTACCATCGTCGTTACGTATATCTTTACTTTTTAGATCAGCGTCCGTATTAACCGCTACCGTCTTACTCTTATTAACAAGAAACGTATAGTCAGCTACTGTCAGTGCTCGTAATTCCTGTACTGGGTTTGTTATACCGCTCAAGTAAGCCTGAGCAATAGAAGTAGTAGCAACAGGAATAGAAGTACCAAGTGATAAGTTAAACGCACTAACGCTACCACCCACTGATACATTGATAACGTACTTGTTCGTCTCGTCCCGTTTAACAAAGTGTGTGAATAGATTGGATGGTTGACTGCTGTCTACATTCTTTATGTAGCTTGTGTGTGGTCTTTTTACCAACCCTTCAACAACAGTAGCCCAAGCATTTATCTGCTCGTCACACTGACCGGGATACCTAAGATTGTCTGGTTGTTGTGATACGCCCTGAGCTAGATTAGGTACGCTGTTAACTAATAACGGCATTATCTATCTAGCACTCGTAACACGCTGTAATCGTCAAAGATCGTTCTGTCAGCTGCCTCACTGTCTGCATCTATAGCACGGGCTTTCGCTTCTATCTCGTCACGTGTGGCAAAGCCTTCTATCTCACGACTACCAAGAAAACGATTAGCGAAGATACGGGCAGCTTTAACGGTGATGTAGTGTCGGAACTGTTCGGGTAATTCTTCGAACGGTAACTCAAAAGTTATGGAGGCTTTAACCTCCTTTGACCAGACGTCGGTGTGATTCTTCCTATCGTATAGTTTTAATCCACGTTGTACTGGGTCGTTGTCTGTATAAATTTGTGGGTCAAGATCAATACGTAACGTATTATTGGGAAGCATGATCTTGCTGTCAAAAGTGTTGGGGGTAAGGACGTATTCGTGCTCGGTGTTAAAATGCCAACCCTCTGACTGTACGGCTCTGCTTGTTTCGTCTAGGGTATTCTCTGCCTGAACAACGGTAACTGGTACAGCTGTCCCTCCTAGTGTGTTGACGGGTGCTTCTCCGATGACGCTAATCATCGTGTTTACTGCGTTAAGTTTAGTTGTCAGAGCCATAGTAATAAAAAGTTCGGTAGAAGGGAGCGGAACGAATCACAGGCCTCCCAACACCGAGAGAGTGGTTACTTCTGAAGTTCGATAGCACACTCAGGACGGAGAACTCCGTGACCCATAGCGTACTTCGCAACAAAAAGTGTACCTTGACGTTCGATTTGGTACTCAGATTCAGTAGCCAAGTCGAGCAGTTTAACAGTTCCAACAGCAGCAGAATGAGAAACGATACCAAGCGTGTTAGTAAAGTTTCCGTTGTATCCTACTCCGCTACCACCGAACACGTCGTTAGCAGCTTCTCCGTCACCGGTAGCGTCAGCAGACAAGTCAGTCGATGGGATGTGGTTGGATTTGTAGATTGTGATACCTGCGATTTGAGGGATCGATCCTGAAGCGATGCTTCCTACGCCTCCGACGTCTTTGTTGACAGCGGAAGTAGAGATAGCCAACGCACCTGCACCACCAGTGATTAACTTGTAGTACTCTTGTGGACGAAGAACGCAGAAACGACCGTCGCTAGGAACGTCATTTTCGTCAAGCTTCTGAGCAGCAGTGAAAAGAGCAGCTGTTAATTCTGCACCTGTAGGATCAGTGTTGTCAGCGTCGTCAGCTGAGTCACTTACATTACCCATTGCATTAGCAGAAACGTCGAGGATACCGCCAGTCTTACCACCAGTTACGGCAGCAGCAGAACGAGCAGCAGCGATGAATACTTTAGCAAGAGCAGTATCGAAACGAACAGCAAGAGCTTTACCCAACTCGTTAGCGTAGACGCTGC